TTGCCGTAAGTTGTAAGTGCATCAAACAGTGATTTATACCAAGTATCATAACGCTTGAAATCTGCCTTTGTCATCCAAGAATAGGCTTCACGCAAATCAGCATCGCCTTTCTTGTTTTGGCTTTCAAGCAATTCATTATATTGCGCCGCATACTTTTCACGGATACGACTACAAAAAGCCTGCGGCATATTCTTCTCACGAAAGTAAGCCATAAAATCAGGCAATTCAATGCTACCTTCAATCATTTCATCATACTTGGCTTCAAGTTCACCAATAGTATCATCCAACTTTTCTGCCATAATTTCGGCAACATTGCGCTTTGGCACATCCTTAACTACCTTTTTAGTAGCCAATTTCTCACGACCATAAGCAAGCAATTCTTCTAATTTGTTTACAATATATTCAGCATCATGTGCCAATGGTGCGCCATTAAGAATCATCTTGCTGGCGCTACCAATTGTGATACCTACCCGATTGTCATCGCATTCAGCAAATGCACTAATTTCTGCCTTGCCCCACTTGTAATATGTCTGCCCAAATTCTACAACATATTTCCGCATATCGCCAGCGGACATATAATAATTGTAGAAATAAAAGGCATGAGTAATTTCCTGACGCTTCTTATCGTCAGTCCATTTACTGGCACCATCCCACTTTGGTTCTGGACCAGTAAACTTTTCGTCCATAAACTTGGGGGTTGAAACCTTACGTTGTGGTTTTTTAGCGACCATCAATCGGTTTACCATATATATTTCCTTTCGGTTGACCAGACACCACTACCGTTCCAGTCTTGTTGATCCTGATAATCCCAAAATTCATTAGAGTAACCAGTCTTATCACCGATCAGTGCATTTGTCAACTGTTCTTTTGAGATACCATGTTGGGTATAACCTTCCATGCACATATTATAATAATGTGTGGATGGATTGCTTACATAATCTTGGTCATTCATCATATAAACCCAAGCAACGCCATATCCATTATCAGTTTCTACCCATGCACGTTGACGTAGGTAATAGCTTGGAAAACTTTCAAGACGATCAAGTGCTTGTAGGCATTTATCGCTTATATCCCACAGAACACCTTCTACTTGACTTTCCCAATCTAATTCAACATCTGCATGACCACGGAATACAAACTTATAACCTGGCAAAATGGCCGCACCGATAACTTTGCTATCAGGGCAACGACTTGCCATTTGTTGTTTGTTTGTATTCATTCCGTAACCGAAATAAAGATGTCTATTCTGCAATTCGTAATCTACCGTATTCACTATACTAATTTACACCTCACTATGTTGGGCATAATTGCCCGTAGGTGTAAATTACCATAGATTTAACTTTTGTCAAGTCCTAATTTTAATTTATATCAAGATATTAAAAAACCTTGACAAATAGCTAAATTATGATAGATTTAGATGATGTTCTGGTTTTTTGTCATATCTTTGGTTTTAATTGGCGGTCTTATAGTCCTTTATGTGGTAGAGGCTTGGCTTGACCTTGACCGTTGGATTGCGGATGCCCCCAAACGTGAGGCAGAAGGGTATCGTGATCCTGTCAATATTATGACACCTACGTCCCAACCCAAACCCGAACCTGTCAAAATATTGACACCAAGCCTTGAAAATTTCCCCAAAAGTAGTGAGGATGCCAAGGCAAAAATAGATAGATTGTTGAAAAAAAGTACTTGACAGTCCTGAAATATATGGTATTGTAAGAATATAAGGTGAATTGATGGAGAAAACAATGGTTTTTACAGGAAAACCCGCATACACCACCAAGAAATTGCGTGATTTGCATGGTCGTGGTTGGGCTATTGTTCGTAGCCACAAGCATCCTGATGGCACGACCACCTACGTTATGACTTATGTAGGTAAAAAATAACCCTTGACAGCCTCTTAATCTGTGTTATATTAAATTATAGTCAATTGATGGAGAAACAAATGGCTTACATGTCACAGGAAAAGAAATCCAAGATCGCCCCTACGGTCAAGAAAATCCTCGCCAAGTATGGCGTTAAGGGTTCGTTGGCAGTTTCTAATCATATGACCCTTGTGCTTAATGTTAAGAGCGGTTCTATTGACTTTATACAAAATTATAATAAAACTGTTGGTAATCAGGTTGGTGGTTTCCGTCTTGGAAGTGCCGCAACTGATCACGTTGATGTAAATCCATATTGGTATCACGAACATTTTACAGGTAAAGCCAAAGATTTCTTGACAGAAATCTTTATCGCTATGAATGATGGCAATCACGATAACAGCGATCCACAGACCGACTACTTTGATGTCGGTTGGTATGTTGACGTAAATATTGGTAAGTGGAACAAACCTTATATTCTTTCCAAGTAAGGAGTATAACATGTCACAGGTTAAAACCAAAGGCGTGAGACTTAAAACAATAATGTATTCACGTGCATTTATGCTTGGTTACAAAGAAGTTGTAAATGGTTTGCCTTTTAATAGTGATTATGATAAGTGGAAAAGTGCTGACCAATGGAGTTATGAACGTGGTCGCCAGTTTGCTATTTTAAGTGGTGGTAAACAACCACCAAAAATCGGCAAGCAAGTAAACTATCAAGCATTATTAAACTATGCTGAACTAAATTATAATGGTGAAATTATATAATAAAAAAGGCGGGAAAAAATCCCGCCTTCAATTTTATTTGATGTTCTAACTATTAGAACTTAACTGTGAAAGCACCAGTAACAGCATCACCAGTAGCATTCCAGTTAGTGTCATAACTGCGAGTTACGCTTAAACCAACTGAATAGTTTGATGTGATGTCATATGTTACGCCAGTACCAAGACGATGGCTTTCGTAAGCATTTGTAGTATCAAAAGCATTACGATAACGATAGTTGATAGCATTTAGAGTCAAGCCATCAACCAACTTGTAATCAGCTGCGCCATAAAGTGCATAGTATGGGAAGTTAGTTGTAGCAAAACGCTCACCAACACCAACCTTACCGCTGACAGTTACGCCAGAAAATGCAGGAAGTGCATAACCAGCTTGAACTTCAAGATTTTGCTTAAGAAGCGCACCTGAAACTTGAGTTGTGCTTGCAACGCCACTGACGCTGAAACCACCACCAAGATTATGCTTATAAGTTACACCATAAGCATCATCAACCTTTGCACCAAAATTGTTGCCAAGGTCTTGACCATAGCTAACTGACAAGCTATCATTGCTTGCAGCTGGCTTTGCAGCTTCTGCAGCAACTGGCTTTGCCGCTTCTGGAGCCTTCTTCTTGTTTGGAAGGTCAGTTGCATTTGCAGTTGCAGTAAGAGCCAAAACAGCCAAAGTTGAAATAATAAGTTTCTTCATTTTAAATTTTCCTTTCAGATTGTGGTTATATCATAGACAACGAAGTTTGTCTAATTTTTTTATCAACCAATTTTATTATTAGTTGAAGGCAACGTATGATTTTACTCCCACGGTGTTAAAAATTCGATTTGCATCGCTGCCATGCCCCCCACAATGTTGGGAAGCATAGATATTTATCCCAATGCAATGCAACATAAAATAAAATGACCAAATAATCAATAAATATTTTAATGCTATTGAGTGAATTATACGACGATCAGCTTAATGAGGGACCATGGACAGATGCCCTAAAACGTCTGGCAATGGCTGGAACCGTAGCAACTGGTATAGGAACTGCTGGAATTAGTGCATATAATGCACAAAAATCACCAGAACCAGTAACTGCTGTGGCCCAAATACCACAAGTTTCACAAACTGACGTAAAATCAGAACCAGCAATACAAAAAGCACAAAAAAGTATCAATCCAAACTTTCCAAAATCACTTACCGATGTTGACAAATTACAACCAGGCGCACGTGTAGAAACATTTATTAAAACCTTATTACCAATGGTTCAAGCAGAAAATAATAAAATTTTACAAGATCGTCGTAGACTCATACAAGATATAAAAATATTAAAAAGTGGCAAAAAATTATCTAATGAAGAAACTACTTGGGTTCGTGGATTGGTTGAAAAATATGGTGAAGATAATCTTTATGAATTAGCAAAAAAGGTTGATATTATTCCACCAAGTATTGCATTAGCACAAGCTGGTATTGAAAGTAGTTGGGGAACTGATCCAAAAACAATAAGCAGTAATGCTTTTTATGGACAAAAATCTTGGTCAAAAAGTGGTGGTGTAGAAGGTCCATATGGTGAACGTTATCGTGCATTTAAAACACCAAGTCATAGTATAGCGGCATATATGACAAATCTCAATACACATAATGCCTATGACGAGTTCCGTGACGCACGTGCAGAATTACGTAAAACTGGTAAACCAGTTGTAGGTTTGGAATTAGTTCCAAAACTTGTGGCGTATACCGATACAGGTAGCCAATATCCAAAAAAACTTAAAAGTATTATACAAGGTCGCAATTTAGGTCAGTACGATTTACCTAAAAAATAATGCTTGACAACCCCTAAATCTGTGTTATATTGGGTTGTAAGTTGAAAAACAGGAGATTTTTATGCCTAATTGGTGCTATAACCGTGCGACTTTTACGCACGATGACCCCGAACAGATTACCCGTCTTGTCAATGCTGCCAAAGCTGGCAAGCTGTTTAATGAATTTTATCCTATGCCACCTGAATTACTTGAGGAAGCACCCGTAGGTGATGATTATCAAGAACGTAGTGCCGCTATTGCAAAACGCAATGAAGAAGAATTTGGGTATGTAAGTTGGTATGATTGGAGTATTGCACATTGGGGAACTAAATGGGATATCTCCGAAATGGATGATGACGACAATTTTAACATCACAAATGATGGCAAAACTGTATCGTTTAGTTTTGATACAGCTTGGGCACCGCCTACTGAATGGTATGATAACATTGATGGTTTCCACATTGAAGCATATTATCATGAACCTGGTGTTGGTTTCTGTGGTAAATGGACCAGTGAAGATGGTGATGACCAATATGAAATTGACATGATGGAAGATATTGAAGGCGTTAAAGAACGTATTCCAAATGACATTCTTGATGAGTTTGGTATTCTTGATGATATGGAAATGTATCAAGAAGAAAATCAAGAAGAAGTGGAAGAAGATGATGGTGAAGAATGGTGGAGTGCAGACGAAGCACTTGAGGGCATTGATGTTGGTGAAGTAACTATTGAAATTAAACCAAGTGAAGAAGATGAAGAAGGAGAAGACAAATGAAGCAGTTTACCTTTAAGATGGATGATGGTGGTATTTTTCTTTGCATCGCACGTGATTTCCGTAGTGCATGTTTACTCTTTGACCAAAACCAGATGGGTTTCAAGGCACAAGATATTCTTGAAATCGTAGAACGTGCCTAAAATCTACGCACTACCAAGTAAAATATTAGTTGCAGAAACGCTGGTCAAGTGGGAAGTGCTTGACTGGCTTTCTCGCAATATAGGCATTGTTCATAGAAGTGAAGACCCACAAAAACCTATTCATAGCGGTGAGGGTTGGAGATTTATTTTTACGTATAGATTTGCTTCTATTAATACACGTAGAACTACTGTAAAAATTGAATTTGATGATAGTGTTCCAGATGACATAATACTTTATTTCTTATTGCGATTTGGTGATAGCACATGAGTATTACACCAGTAGGACAAATTTGGTTTGACACTGCAACAAGTGAATTAAAGATGTATGATGGTATGGGTTGGATAACTATTAGGAAAATGCCCTATACCCAAGATCCATTCAACACTGGTGCAAAGTTTGTTAAAAGATTTGCATTTTTACCACACAAATGTCATCTAACTGGTCGTAAAATATGGTTAGAATGGGCAATTCGTGGTGAACTAATTGATCCTAATTGGAATAACACATACCCTAAATTGGCTGGCACATATAAAGAATTTCGTTGGTATGATAAGTTTGAATATCTAAATTGGGCAATTGCAAATGCTTGATTTAAACTTTGAAAATGGTTTTTGGATTTCAACTGATTGGATAGATGCAACCGATACCATGTGGAAAAATTTTAAAACTTACTGTAAGAGCAAAGGTAACAATAATGAAGTTGTTTTACTGACGGAATTTAATGCCAAAGCACAACGATATGTTGGTGATGATGACGAAGATGACCAATGGTTTATACGATTTAATACACCAGAAGATTATACTTTTTTTGTAATGAGATTTGGATAATGACTAAAATTAGGGTCCATGATTTAGGACCGCAACGGTGGCATATGACTATCAGGTTTACTGATAATGGCACTATAAATTATGAGTTTAAGAAATGGATGAACGACAATTATCCAGATTGCCTTTGCATACACAGATTTAATAACGGTGAACCATTTTGGGAAGTTCGTGGCGCTGATCCAAGTGACCAAGCATTTATAGCAATGCGTTGGGGTGGAGAAAATAATTGACATCATATAAAATTGTGTTATTATAATAATAAACACAGGACTTACTATGGTTAGAAAAAGCAGCGAAATTATTGAAGATTTTATTAAGTCACTAGAAACTCTTGTTGATGCACTTGATGATGAATGGCATCACAATGATGAAGGTGAATGGCGCATGGCAGATAATATTCGTAAAAATGTATTGCCAATTGCTAAACAGCGATTTAAAGAACATCTTGATGAATATATTGACCGCAGAATTGAAACTTATTTGGAGAAAAACAAATGACAGATGAAACCGAAAAAATGATTAAATGGAAAGTTTCACCACGTTATAAGAAAAGTGTAATTGATATTGAAACTTTTCGCAATGGTGAAAATGAAATTACTTTGGAAACTGGCTGGCGTTGGGGTCATGTCGTTCTTCTTGTTCCAGAAGGCATTGACTTGGTAACACAACTTAATCCAGAAGAAAATACACGTATCCAAATTGATGGTTTAGAATATGATATCTATGATCGTGAAATGGATGATGGTTGTTGGGAAGAATGGGATTTAGATGCACTTGATGATGAAGAAGAATTTATTGAAGCATGGGATGAAGATTCACACGATGGCATAGCAAATCTTGGTTGGGAAGCGTGGGACAGTGAATTGTTCTTTGATGGTCCACTTGATATAGAAAATCTTGGCGAACATGTGCCGCCAGTGTGGGATGAAGAAGAAGATGATGAGGATCAAGAACAATGACATATAAAATCTCTATAAGCGATGAAACAGCAGAAAGCATGTTCCGTGATATGCTTATTGAAGATTATCGTCGTGTTCGCAATGACATCTATAACATGACCAACAAGGCTGCAGAGTTTGGTAAACTTGAAAAGTATGAAAGTGAAGATTTAGAAGATTGGAAACGTTGGTTTGGTGCAATGAAAATCCTCATGGAATATTACTTGCCACAAGATCGGTATAATGAAGTTGTAGGCGAATGAAAATAGTAGATAAACTACGTGACATTGCAGAAGATTGTGAACGTGGTGAGCGATCACCTGTCAGCGGCATTTCTACTTGGCCAAAGGAAACTACGGTTGAGTGGAAAGCCGCTCACATTATTGAACAAGCCATGCAATCTTTGAAAACTATCATTGATACCGATGAAGTTGTACCAGCCGAAGCACTACGCTTTATGGCTAAACGTAATTATGAAATGTTGTTAGGATTATGCAATGCCGCAGAATTGGATAGTTGAACTACAAGAAGACCCAGAAACCAAAGACTTGCTACTGCCATTTCCAGAAGATATGTTAAAAATCCTTGATTGGGAAGAAGGCACTGTTGTATGTTGGGAAATTACTACCAATGGTTTAAGTCTTAAAAAGATGGAAAAGAAGGATGATGTGGAATGAAATACGCATTGACAATCATCGCCACTATGTTAGTATGTGGATGTATGAAGACTGCTGACTATGAATTACCACGCAGTTCACTAACAGCAGAGCGTAAACCACTGACCGTGCCACATCGTGATTGGATTGAAAATGGTTGCTATCCAAAGATTGTAAACGGTAAAGATGTGAA